ACATTCCGTAAACAGTGGATGTGGTACAAACTTATTGGGGATCATCAAAAGCCTATTGATTCAGAGAAATGGCTTGGTGAATATCTTCCTATCGTTTCAATCGTCGGGAAAGAAGTAAATGTAAACGGAGAGATTATCCGCAAGGGCATTGTCCGCGACTTAAAAGACCCTGCGCGGATGACGAACTACGCTTATTCGGAAACGGTTCAATCTATTGCACTGCAAAACAAGATACCTTACTTAGCCGCAGCAGATGCGATTGAAGGGTATGAAAACGAATGGGCGAGTGCGAACGTTAGCAATAAGTCGTATCTACCTTATAACGCATATGACGATGATGGTAATCCTCTCCCCAAACCGGAACGGCAACAACCTGCTGTTATGCCGACAGCACAGATTCAGCTTTTGCAGCTATCTACGGAAGAGATGCGGGCGGCATCTGGGCAACAGAATGCAAACTTTGGAATCAAGTCCGAAGCATCGAGCGGCGTAGGAATCCAGCGTTTGAAACAGCAAGGGGAAATCGCAACATTCCACTTCCCTGATAATCAAGCTCGTGGATTCAAGTATGAGGCGATTGTGCTGATTGACCTTATCCAGAAGTATTACGACACAAAGCGTGTTGTGCGTGTACTTGGACTTGACGGGAACATGGAACATGCAGTCCTTGACCCGAATCATCCTGAAGCATATGGAGAGCAACAAATGACTGAAGACGACATACAGAAGATATTCAACCCGTCTCTTGGTCAGTATGACGTAGTAATCGACACCGGACCATCATTCCAGACTCAACGCCAAGAAGGTTATGCTTCTATGATGGAATTGGCTTCGCGTAGTCCTCAACTGATGCAGATAGCTGGTGACATCATCATGCGGAATGCTGATTATCCTGGAGCCGACAAGATCGCTGATAGATTAGCTAAAGCCCTCCCTCCTGCCCTCCAAGAGCAAAAAAGCGGTAAGGATGAGCAATTAGCCCAAGTCAGTCAGCAAGCTCAACAAATGAGCCAGCAGCTTCAAATGATGAACCAACAATTGCAAGAGACTCAGGCCAAGTTACAGCAGTCCGAGAGCGGAGTGCAAAAGACTCAATTGGAAATGCAATACAAGATGCAACTTGCAGAGTTTGATTCTCAGATCGAGGAACAAAAGCAGATAAGGGCATTGCAGGCTGAGTTTCGGTTAGAGGAGTATCGCGCCCAACTCGAAGATCAACGCAGACAACGTGAGATTCAGGCAGAACTATATCAAGCCGAGCAGGATGCAAAATTGAAGCGTGAATCCCAAGGAATGACTATTGCCGGAGACTTGGCACGGTCGCATCAAGAATCATGCAAAGAAGTCCAGATAGCAGATATGAACAACCAAAGCCGAGAAGAAATAGCTGAAATGACAGCTTATGTCGAACTTACCAAAGCTGGAATGGAAAACGCTGCTTTGACTGCTGATGTTAATCAAGACTTGAAGAATGAGGGGAGGGAAAATGCCTAATGCTATGTACGATCAACTAAACGCAGAATATAACCATCCTTCAAACACAGGATATTCTCCTCTTCGCAATATGTTGGCAAAGATGGCTCAAGACATCGAGAACCGCAAGCAGATTGCATTAGCTCAACAAGTCGCAACTGGGCAAATCCCGCATGATGTAGCTTATGGTGAGCAAGGGCTAGAGACCCCAAACGTAAATGGTATTTCAATCGACCCGACCGATTACCTTGGGCCAGGAGAGTTTAAGTCGATTGGCGGTGCATTGCTAACCAAATTGGGAGCAGGAGCCGCTAAAGGTCTGCCTATGATGGCTGGAATGGCTGCTACAAAGGGAGATGATATGGCTAGACTTATCCAACAAGCCCAAGCAGAGATAGATGCAAAGAACGCAATCAAGAATGCGATACGTTATCAATCTGACACACATCCTGTGCGGAATGCGCTGATTGGGCTTGGTGCTGGTGGTGCTGGGGTGGCTGGTGGGTATTATGGGGCGGATTATCTAAGCAAGTGACTTACTAAACCAGTTAGTTTTCAGCCCCCGCGACCAACTAAAAGCATACAAAAAGCACAATGCGAACATTCCCCATTGCCCTGATTTGTAAGTTGCATAAAACCAGAATGGCTGACCAAGTAACCCAAAAATACAAGCGTACTTGCGATAACTAGCGCGGATATCTTGGCTTAGAAATATGGCAGTAACTCCGAATAGTGCAATCCCAATCTGTTCAATCATTTCACTTTATCCCCATAAGGCGGCAACCCCATAGCAAACGCAGAAGCCGCTAGAGCGATACATCGAGGTATTGCGAACCCAAGTACCTCATAGTTATAGATAGCCCGCGTAGAGCATCCTAGAGCGTTTGCGGTGGCTATTTTGGTGAGTCGAAAACGCTTGCGGAAGGTGATTAGATCGGATTGTGTCATTTATTTCACCTATTAAGTAATGCTTAAATACTAGCATATTTTCCTTAATTCGTGCATTCAATCGGCAAAACGTAGAAATACCATATAAATCAACAATATCCTTGCATACATTAGAATTAACTGATATTCTAATGTCAGGAATATGAAAGTGTTCCTGCCAATGGGGGCCTCCCTTGCCTAACGCAGCGATGCGCCGGATGGAGACATAAATGAGCGAGAATCAAGAAGTAGCACAAGCGGCAGAACAAGTATCACAGGAAGCGCAAGAAATTGCGAATCAACAAGCAGCAGAAACACCTGAAGCAGCACAGGACAAAGCGGCGACTGATGAATCGGCAACTGAGGCCGACTCACAAGAAAAAGACACTCAGGCGGATGAAAAGAAGTTCACTCAAACCGAGTTGGACGAAATCATCAAGAAACGAATTGCAAAGGCGACTGCCATTGCGGAACGAAAAGCTTCAAAGGCTTATGCGGAAAAACTTGAAGGCATTGCACGACAGCCTCAAGAGCAACGCCAAGCAGCACCAGTAGAAGGTAAACCGAAACTTGAGCAGTTTGATAAAGTTGAGGATTATGTCGAAGCGGTAGCTGACTGGAAAATGCAAACGCATCAGCAAGCGCAGGCACGACAAACGGAAGAGCAAAGAGTTAAACAGTTTCAAAGTGAAGTTCAGACAAAGGCCCAAAGTGTATTTGAACAGGCTGAAGATGACCCTGAATTTGACAATGCAGCATTTGAAGCTCTACCAATCTCTGACCCGATGGCTTATGCCATTTTGGACAGTGATATTGCTACAAAGTTGATGGTTCACCTGCAAAAGAATCCTGAAGAAGTTGATCGGATTACGAAGCTATCACCAGCAAGGCAAGCGGCTGAAATTGGAAAGATGGAGGCTAAACTCTCTGTCGTGGAAAAAGTGAAACCGTCTAATGCACCAGCACCGATTAAGCCTATTGGCAGTCGTGGTGGTTCAGTAACCGGCGATCCATCTAAAATGTCGCAAGGTGAGTTTGAGAAATGGCTTTTCAAAAACTCAACGCGATAATTGATAAATCATATGCCGTGAGGCTATAGGAGAATAAAATGTCAAACGTAATTGCAACGACCGCAGTAGTCGCAAAAACTGCTCTGGCTATCCTCAAGAACAATATGGGGTTTGCTAAAAATGTAAACCGTACATGGGAATCTGAGTATGGCGATAATATGTCCCGTGGGTATGCTCCTGGACAGACTATCAACATCCCAAAACCTCCGCGATACACTGTTCGTGAAGGTCTGGTCGCGGTTCCTCAATCGTCTACGATTTCCACCATCCCGCTGACTTTGCAGCCCTTTGGTTGCGATACCACATTCAACGCAACTGAGCGCACATTGGCTGTGACTCCCGAGCGGCTGAGAATGGTGACTGAAGCGGCCATGAATCCGGTAATTAACCGTATTGATGAATTGTGCGCAGATATGGCTCGTTATAGCACTTTCAACGCGCTGAATCCGACCTATGCCGCACCGAATACCGCTGCCTTGGCTTTGGCTGCTGCTACAGGTGTTAATCAGCGTTTGGATGAAATGGGTGCGCCTTTGTCGCGTGATGGCAAACGCTCTATGGCTCTCAATCCTGCATTGAACGGTAACTTCATTACCGGCTTCGGTGGTTTGTTCAATAACCAAACCGCAGTTAGCGATCAGTACGATTCCGGCATCATGGTTAATGCGTTGGGGTTCAAGTTCTTCATGGATCAGAACGTAGCCACTCATACCAATGGAGCCGGTACTGCATCCAACGTGAACGGAGCTAACCAGACTGGCTCTACTATCACCGTGGCGGCTACTGGTGCGGGCACAATCACTCGCGGCACTCGCGTTACTTTCGTGGGTTGCAATGCAGTAAACCCTGTGTCTAAGCGTTCTACTGGTCAACTGGCGCAGTTTGTTATTACTGCCGATGTTGCACAAGGCGCTACCTCGCTGCCGATTTCTCCGGCTATCGTTACATCCGGCCCATTCCAGAACGTAACCGCTTCGCCTACTACCGGCCAAGCGTTTGTTATTTTTGGTAATGCATCGACCAGCTATAACTGCAACGTGGGTTATCACAAAGATGCGTTTACTCTGGCATGTGTACCGTTTGCGCCGTTCGCAAAAAATACCGGCGTAGATCAATACACCGCAAGCGAAAATGGCTTGAGTGTAACCGTGACTCAAGGTACTGACCTCATCAACTTCCAGCAGATTCAGCGTATTGATGTGCTGGCCGGTGTTGTAGCGACTTATCCTGAGTTGTCGTGTATCTATGCTAATTAACTAAACAATTCCGGCCTCGTTTTGGGGCTGGAATAACTTTCTTCTAGGAGAATTATCATGGCAGTTTATCTTACAGAACCATATGGCGGCTTTCCTGCATCTGCAACGAATCCCGTAATTCTGTCCCCTGCGGCAGAGGCGGTGTTGATTGCGCAGAACAAAGCTACAGCAGCAGGAACCACTTCCGGCGAGAATGTAGTCGGAGGCCCAGCTTACTATGCAACACAAGGCGGTAATAAAGCATTGATTCCTCAATCTGGCGCTGGTCGTGATACAGCTAACGTCAACAAAGGCCCGCTTGTTCTGACCTCTATCCCGATGGGTAGTTTGGCTTTCGCAAGCTATGAGACGAACGGAACCGCTCCGGTAGCTGGTACGATGTACTTGACTGAAATCTACGTTCCTCATACGCAGACTTGGACAGGTATCGGCAAGCTGAACGGCACGACTGTAGGCACTGATAATCATCTGGTGGCTTTGTATGGCGCTGATGGTACTTTGCTGGCTAACTCGGCTGTTGCTGGTGCATTGTCTGCTGGAGCTAGTGCTTGGCAGAATACCGCCTTCACTGCGCCGATCACTCTGATTCTTGGTCGTTACTTCCTTGGCGTTCAATCCAATGGCACTACTGCAACTCTGCGCCATCAGGAAACCGCTCTTGGTGTTCTGACTAGCACAGGTTCTCAGGCTGGCACATTCGGAACTATCCCCACAACATTGACGACTATCCCTGTGACTGTCACCAATGCGCAAGGATGCATTGCCTCGCTATATGTATAAGATGTAGTTTTTCTTCCCCGTTAGAAATAGCGGGGAAATGAAACTATATTGTGCATCCTTGATGATATTTTCGTTTAGCTTCTAAATAAGCTTCATGAGCCAATTCAGGGGTTGCAAAATAACCAATATGTATACGTTTCCCGTTTGCTGTAATTGCCGCGCGCCAAGGATTGTAAGGTTTTTTAACTTTTGGTCTACTAATATAATGAACTCCAAGAAAACCGCTAGAATTATTTTTTTGAGGCCCTTGATAATTTTGGGCGTTCATTGCTTTTGGTATATCGCGCAAATTGCAAAACCGATTATCAATTTTGTTTCCATTGATATGGTCAATTTCATTTTTAGGCCATTCTCCAGTCATGTAAAACCATGCGAGGCGATGCAATGCATAACAATTAAAATCTATAGAAACAAATTTATATCCATTGCAATCAGAATGCCCCATTTCTTTACCAACATTGCATCCGTTATTATTTCCAGTTCGTTTAAGTCTGGTGAAAATACCAGTTTCAGGATTGTAATGCGCAACTTCTTTAAGGCGTTCTTGGGCAATAAGCATTATGAATCTCCTAAGCAAAGAGTAAGCATGAAATGCGTGGAAGCCTTGCTTAAGGGCTTATCGGCTTGCAAACCTATCCACGGAATGAAGTTTAACACAATTTAAGGATTGACATGGCCGCAAATCAAACACAAATCATGCTGAAAGGGATCATCCCTAGTGGCGCGCCGGTAGTTGTGGTTGTTCCTCAGACCATGCAACTTCCTGGAAATGTAACGCTTAAATCTGCTGCCGCAGGACGGTTGATTGAGCTTTCAACGGATGGCGGGGGGGAATATTTTACGCCTCAATTAGATGTTGTCTCTGCCACTATGTTGTTAGTGGTGGTTAATGCGCCGATCACACATCTAAGAATAACTGGCGCTGCTGCTGATACCTACACGGTGAGCTGATATGTTCCCATCAATTACATCATTTCCTGTTGCGAGAACGCCTATTGCGAGAGTTTTAACCAACGGAGAAACATGCTTTACAGTGTACGGGGATATTCAAATTATCTCTCTTGTTTCGGAGTGCATATCAACTGGCACCCCAGCGGCAACCACGGTGCAATGGCAAGCAAATCCGACAGTAGGTGCGGCAGCAACATTTACTGGCGCTTCCGGTTCTCTTGTGACTGCTGTAGCGGGATCGTCTCTGAGCGTAATTTCTGGACAAGCTGTGGCTCCATCGTTAATTGTAAGTGGTGCCAATAATACAGCCGCGAATCCTTTAGCTGTGTGGTGTCAGTCTGGAACGATTAAATCCGTAGTTGGAACCGGCCCAAGCACAGGCACATGGGCGCATTATTTGGCTTATATACCTCTTGAGCCAGGTGCTTATGTAATTGCCAATTAACACCTCCCTCTAACGCTGTGAAGCGCCGAGGGAGTTTCTAATAAGAGGTTTGCATGACTATCACAGCCGGAACTCTGATTAACGATTCATTATTTGAGCTGGGCGTGTTAGCCGAGGGCGATACTCCGACTGCTGATATGTCTAGTTTGGCATTGCGTGTTTTAAATCGCATGTTAGACACTTTAAGTACGAATCAGTCCTTTGCTTACTTCTCAAATCTCTACACTTGGGCATTAACCGGAGAGTCGCAGTTTTATATCGGGCCTGCTCTTACATCTACTTTCACGGTAACGATTGGCGCATCTGCCACATTCACAAGTGCAGCTCATGGTCTGAATATCGGTGATACTGTTACATTGACAACAACCGGAGCTTTGCCGACTGGCTTAACCGCTGGTACGACTTATTACATCATCACTGCCGGATTTACGGCAAGCGCATTCCAAGTTTCCACGATTAGGGACGGAACAGCCGTTACCACAAGCGGAACTCAATCAGGCGTTCATACATTCGTTCAAACAAGCTCACTGACAAAGTATATTGGTCAACGCCCTATCGGGATTGAATCTGCTTATGTTGATCGTTTAGGTATTCATTATCCAGTTCGAGTAATTGATAATCAGTTATTCGATAATATTGTTTATCCGGCTGCAAATGGCGCGAATACAAGGTTTGTTTATTATGAAGCGCAAGAGCCTAACGGTATTCTACATTGCTGGCCGCTTTCGACTGGATGTACTCTGGGGCTTCGTATTGTCAATCAAGTCGTGAATTTCACTGACTTGGTAACGCCTACGATTCTCCCGCCAGGATATGAAGAATGCATCGTAAGCAATCTTTCAGTAAGACTTGCTCCTTACTATCCATCGGTTCAACTGTCACCGATGACGGTGAAAAATGCAAAAACATCGTTAAGCATGATACAGCGTAGGAATAACGTAGTCCCTACCATGTCGCTACCGACAGCAGTAACGCAGAGCGGCGGGTCATCTCCGCTAACAAGTTTCTTGGGTGGAGTTTAATCATGCCATTCTCAAAATCACAAAATTCATTATTCAGACTTGCTGCTCACAATCCGCAAGTGGCAAAAGAACGTGGAATTCCGATGGAAACTGCGAAACGATTGGCTAGTGAAGGTATCAAGAAAAAGAACAAACTCTCTGAAAAGGCAAAACAATGAAAACCTCCGACCTGCAAGCCAAAATGACCACTTCTAAAATGTCTAAAGAGGCACCAGAAACCAATGCACAAGAGCAAACGGAAATGGCACAAGAGAATCCGCACCCGATTAACCAACTCACGGCGCGGGTATTCTCTGCTAGGAATGCTGCCCACCGTGCGCACCTACTGAGCAAGTCGTTCTCTGAACACATGGCACTTGGTTCTTTCTATGATGACGTGATTGAAGCAATTGATTCGGTTATTGAAACAGATCAGGGCATGTATGGCCTTATTGGAGACTTCACCGTTGAAGATGTAAAGCCTACCGACTTTGCAAAGTTTGTTCGTGAAGAAGCGATGTGGATTGAGCTTAATCGGGATAAGTTCTCGAAATGTGCGGCAACATTAGCATTGATTGACGACCTGACGGCTATCTATCTGCGGACTGCTTACAAACTGACGAACTTGAAGTAAGAGGCACATATGAAGTGCGAGGACTTTCTTGGAGGTAATGACCAGCAGCGCAGCTTAAACCTTGCGGACAACCGCTTGGTTAATTTATATCCGACAACGAACGATAAAGGCGATGTAACCGCGTTTTACTCAACGCCTGGACTACTTGCCTATACTTCCGCTGCTTCGTCCTTCTCGGGACTTTATACCGCGTCTAATGGACGCGCATTCGCTGTATCTGGAACTACTTTCTACGAAGTCACTACGGGTGGAACATTAACCAGTCGCGGAACTGTAACCGCTGCCACGGTTAGTAAAATGTCCGACAACGGAATTGAACTGATTCTGGTCAATGGAACGGATGGATGGTTGTTCACTTTTGCGACTAACGCACTGAAGAAAATCTCAGTATTAGGCGCAGATTTTACGGTGACGATTGCGAGTCCTGCCGTGTTTTCTACGGTTGCGGCGCATGGGTTGATTGCTGGGGATGCGATACAACTTACTACGACTACGGGAAGCAACACGACTAGCGGAGTAATTAGTTTATCCAGCACTATTGAGATGCCGCTAAACACCTTTTCAAAAGGTGTTATATCTCCTGATAGTAATAACTTGTACATTCAAACAACATTTATAAATGGAAGTAATACATACCAGTATTTAAGAGACCCAACAACAGGGAATATATATCCTCTAAGCCCTCCTACTGCCCCAGCCACTACAGGAAGTCAGACAATAATAACGAAAAGTGAAGCTACATTTACTCCTGACGGATTATTTGGATTTGTATTTGCGGAGATTGGCGGGCCAGGAAGTGTTAATTATATTGTTACATATGCGAGGGATGTTTCGACTGGAAAACTTACGTATTTAAGTGCTATAGGGGTTGGCGATGGTTATGGTTTTTATGGGTTATCAGTTTATGATGATGGTGTTAATGGCCCGTATTTATATTTAACTGTTCAAAATTCGATTACTCAAGCTATATCTGTATTGCAATATAGTTATGGGAGATCAACTGGAACTGTTTCCCCATTAACTCCTTTAGTTGTTTCTATTGCAACATCAAATTTTACACCGTTCTATGGTTTAAATTCTTCATGTATTCATCCTGACGGAAAGCATCTTTACAGTATAGATTATTGGAATAATAAGATTTATTATTTTTCACGCACTGCTGCAACTGGACTGCTATCTGCTGTAACTACAATTACGTGCGGTACGCATCCACTGGACATTGCGCGAAGCGTAGACAATAACAATATCTACGTCATTACTCAGGCTAACGGCGGGAGCCTTGAGGTTTACACTCGCAACACCACAACAGGCGCTTTAACTTTAGCGACAACGATTCTTTGTGGTAATGCAACATCAATCGTAATCAGCGTAGACGATACAAGCGTTTATATTGGTTCGTCTGGAACGTCGATTTATGAGTATGACAGGAATAGTTCAACAGGGGCTTTGACTCCTATGAGTACGCCTATCATCACACTAGCGAATTCCGCATCGGGATTGTATGTTTCCATCTCTCCTAATGGTAAATCTGTTTACGCGACTGGAACCTATAACTCTGCGCTAAGTTTCCACGACATGACGATCTTTACCCGTCAGCAGTCGGCGTTAAACGTCGGACTTCCTACGGGACTGGACACTTTAACAACCTACTACGTCATCGCTGCTGGTTTAACTGCAAACAATTTCGAAGTCTCGCTAACCTCTGGCGGAACAGCCGTAAATACTTCGGGGGTTCAAGCTGGTATTCACACTTTCCACACTTTAGGAAACGGATTCCCGAATGGAGCAAAGACAGTTTCCTATATCGACGGTCGATTCGTAGTCTGCCAGCCAAGCACGCAAAACTTTTACGTTTCTGATGTTTTACAAGGTGGGACATGGAACGCTTTAAATGTTCAGACTGCCGACTCTAACCCCGATATGATTGTTGGGCAGATCACTCTACATAATGAACTAATCGTGTTCTGTGAGCAGTCAGGCGAGACTTTCTACGACTCTGGAACCTACCCTTCACCGTTCGTTAGAAACGTGTCAGGCATCTTTGAGGTTGGCTGTATCGCCCCTTATTCGATTGCAAAGATAGATAACTCTGTAATGTGGCTTGGGAAAAGTAATACAGGCCAAGGGATAATTTACCGACTGAACGGATACACTCCCGTAAGGCTTTCAACTTACGCGATTGAGTACGCCATTCAGAACATGACCTCGATTACTGATGCGATGGCATTTACGTATCAGCAGGAAGGCCATCACTTTTACGTCATCACTTTTCCGACAGGAAATAGAACTTTCGTATTCGATGTGAATACTGGATTGTGGCATGAGCGTGCCGGATGGAATGGCTCAGTTTTAAGCCGCTGGGCGGCTAAAGAATACACATATTTTGATGGCAAGCATCTTATCTGTGATTACTCGGCAGGGAATATTTACAGCCTTGACCTTGGAGTTTATACGGACGGAGTTAATCCGAAAAAATGGATTCGTTCTTGGAGAGCGCCATCTTCTGAAATGAAACGTGTAGTTCACAAAAAACTTACGCTTGAAGCTGAAGTTGGTGTTGGTGCGGGTACTATTTCTAATTTGGGAGTGGTTAGTTCGTTGAATATTGACAATGTTGGAACATCTGGAGCGCCGCAAGACTTATGGAATATAAATTCAATTCAGTCTGGTACTTTTGCAGACGTATGCTGGAATGGGTCTTTATTCGTAGCAGTCGGAACTAATATTTGTTCAACTTCGTTAGATGGACTTACGTGGGTAAGTAGAACAATACCTGCCGGAATATATACAGGGGTTTCATGGAACGGTTCTGTTTTTTGTGCTATTGGTTATACGCTTGGAGTTGGCGCATTCACTTCCACTTCCGCAGATGGGATTACTTGGTCATCTACGCATGCAATATCTACGGGAGGGGTTTCATATGTTACATCAGGAATAGAATATAGCGCAGGTCTTTTTTGCGCACCGATTGTTATAGGTACTGGGTTTTCATATTACCCGATAACATTTACCTCACCTGATGGGATAAATTGGACAACAAGGCAAGGATTCGGAAATGTTACAAGCGGATCAATTGCTGGAATATCACTAGCAAATTCATTATTTATATTAACAGTTACATTAGGTTCACCAATAAGCACACAATTACTTTATACATCTACTGATGGGATTACATTTACACAGAGATTCAATGCGGCAACTGGGGTACAAAATTCATCATGCGCATGGAATGGATCGATTTATGTTTACATGGGAACAACTGTTTCCTTAAATAATTATTTAACATCGACTGATGGTATTACATGGACAACGAGAACAACATTCCCAATAGCAGGTGGGTCGCAGTCCGTAATTAGTTCGTTTGGTGGAAAGTTTTTAGTTGCAACATCAAGTTCAAATAACGCCTATACATCGACTGATGGTTTAAATTGGACATTGGCATCTATTTCCGGTTCTGTCTTGCAATGGCGATTGATCGCTAACAATGGCGTTAATTATATTGTAATTCCATCCACTGGCGGAACTGCTATTCGTTCATATACTGGTTATTCTGGTTCTGGAACCTATGCTATAACCTTTACAGGTGGCGGGGGGGCTGGCGCTGCTGGAACTTATACGATTAGCGACACTACTGGTCAATTAACAGCAATGACATTGACAAACTCTGGTGCTAATTACACAACTGCCCCTGCTCTGTCTTTCACGTTCGGAGGGATTGCAGGCGCAGCAGGTCATGCTGGGATGTTATATACACAGACATTTATCCCTTCTGGCGTAACACCTACTGTTAGTTTGAAATACTCAAACGATGGCGGGCATACGTGGTCAAACGACAACTGGCGGGATTTAAGCATGGGTACAATCGGTCAATATGCAAAAAGGGTGTATTGGTATCGGTTGGGCATGACGACAGGCCAAACTCGTTTGTATGAATTAAGTAGCACAAGCCCAGTGAAGGCGGCGCTGCTGGCAACGTATATCGAATGATTTTGCATATTAGCAATGTCTTATGGTACAATTAAAACGTAAGTATCTAACGCCGCGATGGCGCTGAAAGGAATCAAAATGGCTATATGGGGTGCGTTAATCGGAGCGGGAGTTGCGGCTTATAATTCCAATCAATCAAGCAACGCCATAAATGCCGCGTCAGGCGCTCAACAGGGCGCGACGAATCAATCTCTCGCCGAGCAAAAACGACAGTTTGAAATCTCCCAGAACAATCTAGCCCCTTGGTACGGCGCAGGTCGTCGTGCATTAACTGCTCAACAAGAACTAATGGGATTGGGCGGGGATTCTACCAACCAATTATCCGCACTTGCAAACTCTCCTGGTTATAAATTCAGACTTCAGCAAGGCCAACAAGGGCTTGATGCTGGATTAGCTTCTCGCGGAGGAATGGGAAGCGGAAAAGCAATGACGGCGGCTCAAGAGTATGGACAAAACTTCGCATCAAACGAATATGGAAATCGCCTGAATCAATTGGCCGGACTCTCTGGAACGGGTCAATCTACTGCGCAAAATATGGCGAATATGGGCGCTAATTACGCCAATACCTACGGCGGAACGCTTCAGAACAACGCCAATGCCCAAGGTTCAGCAGCGATCAATGCGGCTAATGCAACACAGTCAAGTCTGTTGGGTGGTGCAAATCTTGGGTTGAGCATCTACCGCGCAAACAATCAATCCAATCCTTATTACGGTACAAACGCCAATTATAACGGCGGTTCTTCTGGAATGCCGCTAAACCAATGGCTTAATACGGGGAATGGATAATGCCTATTGACGCCAGCATCTACGGACAATTACAACCCAATCTTGCTATGGGTGCGGGTGATCTTGTCAATAAATATGTAGATCAAACCCAATCTGACGCGGCTAATAGAAACAAACTTGCTCAAATGGCGCAACAAGGCCAACTGCAAACACTTCAACTTCAACAAGCTAAACAACAGGCTGAAGATGAGTCCGCGTTGCGTCAAGCCTATAAGGAATCTGCTGGGGACACTTCTGGCATGGTTCAGAAACTCCGCGCACAAGGATTACATGCACAAGCCGATCAGTTGATTAAATCTCAAGCCGAACAGCAAAAAGCCAATATGGAAATGGGCTTGAAACGCCATGAAGGTTTAGCTACTGTTGCGGGTGATATTGCAAACAATCCTACCCAATGGCAGGGAGTAATCCAAAACTCGGTTAAAGCCGGAATACTCCACCCCGATGATGCGCAAACAATGGCACAGCATTTCTCTTCACTTCCGCCTGAACAGATTGCACCTGAAGCGCAAAAGGGAATGGTGATGGTTAAGGACGCTTCCGCGAAGATGGCCGAACAGCTTTATCAGAAGCCTAATATGCATGTTATCGAAGAAGATAATGTACAGAAGGTAGTTAATTTGAACGACCCTAATGCGCCTAAAGTGTTTGGGGCGAAGCCAAAGCAGAATAATTGGGCCGTACTTCAAACAGATAATGGCATTGTACAAGTAAATCCAAAGACCGGCGATATACGAAAACTTGGAGTTAATGCGCCAGTAAAAGCAGGTGCTGCGGCCTCATCTAAAACACAGCATGTGGCAGACGCAAAGGAAAGTAATGCACTGTTAGACCAAGTTGAAAAAGTCGGAGATTTGGCAACAGGAAGCGGAGCAGGAAAATTGCGAGACATGACCGCTGGATTCTTTGGGAAATCAACTGAAGGGGCTAATTATGCCGCTAAGTTGAAAGTATTAGGTGCATCACTTACCGCTAAAGTTCCAAAAATGTCTGGCCCACAATCTGATAAAGATGTGGCGATGTATAAAGAAGCTGCTGGTAATATTGCAGACCCATCTATGCCTTGGGAACAAAAGAAAGCCGCGATTGATACCATACGAGAAATCAATAATCGCCAGCTATCCTATGGTAATGATATTAGTTCAACACCAGAAAACACAGGTGGAGAAAGTCCAGACATTGACGCAATCCTTAATAAGCATGGTGTGAAATAATGGCTTATACCCTTGAACAATTACAGCAAGGAATTATTGCTGCTGATAAAGCTGGCGATACTGCCAGTGTTCAAGCATTGGGAGCAGAATATCGAAAGATGCAATCTGCACAGGCATCACCAGATCAAGGCCGAACATACCAAGAAACAACTCCGACCCATGAGGGAATGTCCCACTTAACATCCAGAAGTCAAGGCGGATTAGTTTCACCTTTGGAAGAAGAAATGCGCGCACTACATCCTACTACTAGGGCGATGGTGGGTGCTGGTTCTGCATTGGCTAAAGGGTATTTAGGTGGGAAACAGCTTTTAACAGGCAGTCTTTCGCCGGAAGATCAATCGCAAGTTAAAGACTGGAACACTATTGAGAAAGAAGCGCCAGTCGGAGCAATTGCCGGAAACGTAGCTTTAGCTGCTGCATTACCTTCCAGCACTGTGCCTAGAGTAATAGGCTCTGGGGCTGCTTATATGGCTCTACAACCGACCGAAAAGCAAGGCTTGGAAGGTTATCAGCAAAGAGGTATTGAAGCGGCGAAAGGGGCTGGATTAGGATTGCTTGGGTATAGTGGAGCAAGGGTGTTGGGTAGGGTACTAAATCCTCAAACCAGCGCGGAAGTTAAATCTTTGATGGCTGAAGGCATAACCCCAACCCCTGGACAGATTATGGGCGGTGGAGCGAAGAAAGCAGAAGAGGCATTGCGTAGCGTTCCGATTGTTGGAGATGCAATCACGATGGCGCACAAGAGAGCAATTGAAGATTTCAACCGTGCAGCTATAAATCGCTCTCTTACCCCTATCGGCGAAACTTTGCCAAAAGAAGTTCCTGTTGGATACAAAGCTGTTGACCATGCTTATCAAACAATCTCGCAAAAGTATGATGACTTATTGCCGAAGCTGAATATCAAAGCGGATGAACAATTTGGACAAGACATAACCGGATTGCATACGCTTGCGCAAAATCTAAACCCTGCACAAGCTACCCAATTTAACAACATTCTAAAAAATGAAGTGTTGGGAAAATTCACCGATGACGGGTTAATGTCTGGCGAGACAATGAAGCAAGTGGAATCCAAACTTGGCGGATTGATTCGCGGCTATCAACGTGCGCCAGATTATGACCAACAACTTCTTGGGGATGCTTTGCAAGAGGCTCAATCTTCTATCCGCAAAATGGTGGAACGTGCAAACCCTAAATACACAGGCGAATTATCGAAAGTAAATTCAGCTTATGCGAATTTGTTAAGGGTGGAAAATGCGGCAGGCAAGCAAGGCGCAAAAGAAGGAGTGTTTACACCGGCGCAATTAGAGTCAGCATCTAGAGCTTTGGATAGTTCATTGCGGAAACGTAGCTTTGCACATGGTAAAGCGTTGATGCAAGATTTGGCGACTGCTGGTGATACTGCATTGGCTCAAAAACTTCCTAATTCTGGGACGGTTGATCGCGCTTTATATGGTCTTGGTGGTTTAGCTTCTGGTGTAGTTAATCCTGCTATTCCGCTTGGGTTGATTGGTGGCGCAGGACTTTATACAAAACCCGCTCAAAATGCATTAGCAGCATTGCTAACTAAGCGCCCAGATATGGCGCGCAAGATCGGTGGAGGAATAACCAATCTGGCTCCTTATGCCGCACCTGCTGTTGTTGGATGGAACCAATGAGCGCCGCAGCATGGGCAATAATCATTAAGCCGTTTTTAATATTGGCTATTGTGACTATCAAAGCAAAATTTAAAGCATGAGCATTTCACCTCCACCCTATCGAGACAAAGACCTAACTAGCCAAGCATGGCAGAAATGGTTTGCGTCTATTACAGATGCGCTTAAAACTACTGCGACTAATCTTACATCGTGGACATCAATCAATAAGGCCGGTTCTAACCTAACTGATATTGAAACCAGACGGCATGATGATTTACAGAATTTAAACACTCCGACACATACTCATTTAACTTCGACTCAGTATTATGGGTTGACTGGTGGTATTGCAACCACGTTACACAAGCACGACCATGCTCTACAAGATAACTTAAACAGCACATTATATTCGCATCTAACCGCAAGTGAATTGATTGCAACCATCAATAAGATGGGAACGTGCCTCGTAACTGGCTGTACGCTTTCAATCAATGCAGACCCTACAAAGTTCGATATTTCTTCCGGCACGTTGCGGTTTATCAACAATTACTCGAATCCTCTAGCGCCAACTTTCACGGAGATTACTTACGCCGGTTCTACTGCTAATGCAGTGACAAGCTTAACTACTCAAGACTCAACTTATGTCAGCGTAGATGTTTCTAGCGTACTTTATCAATCTGCGACAAAAATTAGTGGTGCTACGACTCGCACTCAGGTTTTACTTGGCGCTTTAGTTCATACGAATAGAACCAGTATTACATCGGTGAGTTCGAATACAGAGGTAATTGGGATTGATATTCCAAACTCCATATCAGATATTTCCAATGCTATCGGGCCTGTGAACTCCGGTAATCTATATTCTGGCAATGTAACAAATACGCTAAGATTGAATAAGACTATTGGGACATTTACGCAATCTGGTATTAACTGGAAGAACAGCAAACAGAACCCAAATATTCTAACTGCTCCGTTATCCACTGGCGCAGCATTCTTGGCGACTTGGAGAAACGGTTCTGGAGGATGGACGACTACAGTTAAGACCGATTTAATTCCTGTAGTCTATGACGATGGGACTGGTGGAGCAACTCAGCCGAGCGGATCGGTAGCGACAAATAAATGGACGCTTGTTAAGATTTTTTATCTTCCTAACTCTCAATTAACAGGGATTGAGTTTGGACAGGTAGTTTATAACAGCTTGGCAGATGCAGAGGCTCACAAATCAGACCCTACGACTGATAACCCTGCTTTAGCTTCAATTCCATTTAGGGGATGGTTTGCTGTACGCGGTGCTGCTACAAACTTGAATGCTGCTGGTGATGCTTTATTCATTGACTCTGGAAAATTTGGTACGACCACTACAGGCACAGGAACGGGAAGCCTTGTACCTACTTTACAGGCATCCTATAACAACTCGCTACAGCCTCAGATTGTAACCTCTACTACTTTAGGATCTGTGCAGATAAAACGCGGCACTGCCGCCGATACTGATGTGGTATTCGAAGTTTTAAACGGAGCGGGAGTTGCTGTTTTTCAAGTTACTGGTAATGGTTTTTCTTCTGGGGCTGGCATATCGCTTGCAACTGCAAGAGCAGTTTCAACATTAAGGGCATGAAATGTTTTTAGACTCAAATAAAAAATTAACTGCTGTTTTAACAACTGCAAAGACTACATTAAATATGCCTGTAACAGTGGATTTTGTAGATTTGTCAGCTATCAATACTACAGCCGCGCCTAATCAAATTTATACCAACGGGATAACTCCTGTAGATATTCTTTCTGCTCCTGCTGCTTCAACTACGCGGAAAGTTAATGGATTAACAATATATGGAAGAGATACTGCCGCAAAGACAGTAAGAGTTTATACAATTGACTCAACTCCAACGACTGGGCTTATAACTGCTGGGGCTTTTGTTGATGGGAATGATTATCAAATTGTATCTGTTGGGACTACTGATTTTACATTGATCGGCGCAACTGCGAACACCATTGGAGTTATTTTCACTGCAAGCGGAGTTGGAACAGGAACAGGAACAGCCGCAACTGCTTATCAGCACCTTGATTTACAACTTCAGATTGACGATACGTTATGTTATACCGATGTAAACGGATGGTACACAGTAGACTCACAAGGTAATCTGAAATCTGTCCAAGCTGCTTCTGCAACAGCTATCGCCACTGCAATACATGGCTCGACAAACAAAGCAACCCCTGTCGGTGCTGACGAGCTTGGAATATGGGACAGTGTTTCTGGGTTGCTTAATAAGATATCATTTACATCTCTTTGGGCGCAACTGAGCGGACTATACGCATCGCTCACATCGGTAGCCGGATACCCAACCGTAGCCTCCGCTGCCACCACGATGGACATATTCGGAGCTGCTGGCGTAACCATATCTGTATCTGGCACTACTACCGTCACCGCAATCCCAAACTGCACTGCAGGTCAGGTAGGCTCAACTAAGACAATTATCCCATCTAACGCAGCAGGATTCAGCATTACAGCATCGGCAAGTCTGGAAGTCGATGGCGCAATGTCTGGCACATTTCTAATGCCAAAGGATGCGAATATTCAGATTCTTGCTACCAGTGTTAGTACGTTCAAGATAACTACTATGTCTGCCCATGGAACATGGGTGCCCACCGCATTGTGGGCTACGCAGGGAACTGGGGCGATATCCACTCTCGTATACGGTACGTACTCCAAAACCGGCAACATGGTATCTCTGTCTGCGTATTTCATTGCGACAAAAGGAACTGCGTCAGGAGCATTTACTATTGGCGGAATTCCAATTTCATCCCCTAATGTAACATCGGTAACTTTTAGAGTAGACGGCGCGGGGGCTGCATCAAAAGTTGTAACCTCTACAATCAGTGGAACCGAAATATCTATGCTCTTGTCAAATCAATCTACCACGTATGGCACATCGCTGACTGCGGCAGAAATGAACGCAAATACATACATAAACATACAGGTAAATTATTCGGTATGATAAAACTCGTACACCCATTGTGCGCATGAAACGATGGGGCAGATTGTTACGACTGTAATTAGATTTCACAAGTGAGGTAGTTATGCCAGAAGTAAATATGCTAAGTGTCTTGATGGGTTTGATAGGCGGTCTAGTTGGCCTTTTGACAGTCGTTCTTGGGTGGATAGGGACGCGAATTCACGGCAGGCTGGACGATATATCCAAATCACTGTCTGGTATAGAGAAGGACTTGCGCAAGGATTTGAGCAGCCTTGATCGGCGTTTGATCGCTATCGAAACAAAACATGAACTAGAGGGAACGGGTAAATACCCGAAAATGCAATGAAGGAACTATTTGACAGCCTTGAGTATTATCAGAACCACGGTGGCATACTTGCTATAGTGATTATAGGGTTTACCGTTGTATTCGTAATCCGTGCCCTCGATTGGTTCGTGTGGCACAAAGAGCTTAAAGCGGTTTCGTTGAAGGCATCTGAAGATGTTGGTCAGCATGAAATTAACTATCACCACGATGAGATTATTAAGCGAACATCGAGAGATAGGCGTAGCAACTCGTCAACTTGGAACGGTGAGGAGCGCAGGTCTAAATGAGTAGCAAATCAATTGATGATCTGAACAAATACATGCACGGTGCTGCAATAGTTCATAAACAGCTTTGCGCGGCTGAAGGTATTGAGTTGCTTATCTACTGCACCAAACGCGATAATGCAGAACAAGACGCTCTCTACGCCATAGGCAGAACACTCCCAGGAAAGATTGTAACAAATGCCAGAGCCGGACAGTCGGCGCATAATCCAGACTCAGAGGGATATGCGTCTGCATACGATTGCTGCCCTATGATTGCAGGTAAGCCAATGTGGGACACGAATCACCCATCGTGGGCTATCGTCATCCGGTGCGGAGAAGAGTCCGGACTTTCAGCCAGTGCTAGATGGTCTGGCCGGTTAAAAGAGTCTGCCCACTTTCAAGACCCTGCATGGAAAAAACCATGACCGAAATTTTAAACGGTTGGTTCGCATACATCCTAGCTACAAACTCAGGGATAACGTTTGTTTTTGCCGGCGTATTTGTAATTATTTGCGGAATGTTGGTGTGGGTGCAAATGCGCAGAGATCAATTCGACTTACGGGCTATCATAAGCACGTACAAGGATGGGCACTATGTACCTGTCACTGACAAGACGTTATTGGTAGGATGCTGGGTTGTTTCTTCGTATTTGGTGATCGAGCATTATTCTGACACGGCCTTGACTGCATATTTGACGTTGTGGGTTCTGAATGGTGGTGTAGCTGGATGGGCCAAGATAAAGAAATTGGAGGCTGAGAAATGACAGACAAACTAATAGGCGGCGCATTCGGGCTTCTAGCTGGTTTGTTCTTTGGGGTTCTGATAGGCGTATTCCTGAAAGATTCAATCGCTCTGAAGGCCCAGAATGCAGCTATGCAGGGAGCTGCAAAAGAGATTGCCAAGATCGAGGTTAAGAACACCATTATCCAGCAAAAGCTAGAAACAAAAATAAGAACTGAGAAAGTCTATCAGGAATGTGTACATAGTGATGACGCTTTCAGGTTGATTCGTG